CAAGTGATATATTTATCACGCAGAGAAGTTAGGGTGGTGAGGGGTAGCCCAATAAAATCACCCTTCGCCATTCTCAACCTCCTCTGTCAAACTTGCGGGTGAGACTTTCAATCGTCCATATAAAGCCGCACCTACGATGTTCATACACTCGCAATCCATTAAGTGATTATGCTTCCCGACTTGCTTCCATACAAGCCTTTCCCTTCCAGTCATAGGGTTTTTCACTCGCACCTTCACCTCTGCCTCAATATGAACTCTCCAAACATCGGGGGTGTCGAGAGCGATGTAGCCGGGTTCTTTGATTAGGTTGGATAGGATGTCTTTGATGGATGGATTAGACCACCTCCATACTGGGCAGAATTTCCACTTCCACCCTGCCTTCGATTGAACCGCCTTACCGCTAAAGGGGTCTCCATTGGCAATTCGAGCGTAGGGGCGTTGTAGTTTTTGCTCCCCCACAATTTCGGAGAAGCTAGTGCGGTCTGAACCAACCAACGCCATCCATCCGTTCTTACAACAATTATAATAAACATCTCTGGTTTGATCGCCCGAATCGCAGAAAACGCACTTCGATTCCACTCCAAACTCCTCGGCCTTGGCTTGGATGTCTCCCCAAGTCTCTAGCCTCCCAGCCCATACTAGCCGTGATCTGCCCTCAATATCCCAAGCCCTAACAACGCACCAAGCGTGAAAGCCACCCGCCTCTTGAATATCGCAAGCCATAATCAGCTTCTCATTAACTCTGACCTCGCCCATCTTGTAGTCGCCAGCCACAATCTCCATCTTCTCGCTTTCGTGTTCCATCCAAGGCTCTGCTAGAACTCGGTTCACAAAGTCTTGTAGGCCGATGATTCCATTGTGCTTATCTTGCAAGAACTTCACCGCCAAACTTCCGAAGGATACCCAAGGGGCATATAGGCCGTTGAGATGATAAGAACGCCTAGCTGGTTCGCCCTTTAGATTGGTTGCCCTCCATTCACCCTCTCTCAACATCTTGGTTTTCTGTCCGTCTGTAATCTTTTCTTTGCACTCCTCGCACTCGTAGTAGGTGCTGGATTTCACCAGCTTAAAATCATAAACTCCATCCTCAATCTTGGCGGCCTCGTCCCACTTTACTTGCCCCCAAACTAGCTTTTGCTTATGCCCACAATGAGGACAAGGGACGAAGTAGAAACGCATATCTCCTTTTTGCCACTCGCTCCAAATGATTGAGTCGGCAGTTGTCGGGGTGCTGGTTGCTATGATGAGATGGTTTGGGTAGGTGCTGACTCGTGCCTCTGCTAATTGAACTGGGTTCGCCTCTCGTCCCGACCCCGCTTGCTCTGGAAACTTGTCCACCTCATCCATACAGAGCAACGCAATCGAGCGACTTGAAAGAGCCGATGGGCTAGTGCCAGCCCACCACACCGAGCATCGCTTGAAGTGTTGCTCTAGGATTTTGATCTTGTCGGTATTGTCTGGCTTTTCTTTTGCTAGGGCTGGGCAATCGTCAATCATTGGCAACCACCTAGTTTCTGTGAATGATCTAGCCAAATGCTCGCTAGGCATCACCCACAACGCGGGGCAAGGTCTCTCCGCTATTCGATACGCTAGGCCAGCCAGAATCGTTGTGGTCTTGCTTGTTTGTGCCCCCCATACCAACACGACCCTGCGAATCGAATCATCGCCAAAAGCCTCTAGGGGTTCACGAACATAGGGCGTGAGGTTTGTTGAGTACGCACCGGGTATGTTCGTTACTCTTGCGGAAAGCGTGAGGTTTTTCTCTGCCCATTCTGGAATTGAGAGTTGTTCCCTTGGCTCAAACAAAAGACGAGCGAAGTTCTTGGCCTCATCAATCTGGTTCATCTCTTAACTAGATAATCTTTCGCATATGCCCAAGCTGGGTTCATATGGATTTGATGATGGCACTCGAAGCACACCGCCAAGAAGAACTCCACCTCGTTGAGCCTATCCCCAAACCTTCCTCGTCTATGGTGAACTTGGCTTGCCATTTTGCAACGGCATACTTGGCAGACTGGATTGTTGGTTAGAAACTTCTCTCGCACATCTTTATAGACTTCGTTCTGGCCTTTTCTCTTTGCAGATACTCGGCGTAGTTTCCCGCCTCGTTTGAGCGGGGTTTTGCGTTTAAGTGGAGAGCGTTTCATCGGTCAAAGAATGGAAGCACTATGCCAAGGATTGCGATTGCTACTAGCAAAACAATGAAGCATTCGTTCATTTGAACGCTCCTTCTGCTTTCTGAATCGTTACAAAGATTTGATCGATGCCCTCTTGGATAGCCCTTTTAGCACATTCTGGGTCGCTAGGGTTTGCTCGTGCGGCCAAGCTCGAAGGCATAGCATCCATTAGGTTTCTAATTGCTCCCAGCCATTTGCCGAACACTTCTCGCACCTCGTCCATTCTCACTAGCACTCTGGTTACTTCCTCGAATCGGGCGTGTTCCATTTCGGCTTCTGCAACTCGCTTTTTTGCTTCGCCCCATCCTTGAACTGCTGACCGCATAGCTATTGGGTTTTTGTTTTTGGACGCTGTGGCTACCAATGAGTAAGCAACTACCTCGGCTTGCTTCGCTCGATTCAATCGTCCAAGCGAGCTTGTCGATTTGTATGACTCTGCATCCAATTCCTTCGATGGCTCGGAGGAGGTCGGAGATGGTGCTTGGATTAGAAGTTGCTTTCTGCCTACTCGCTTTTGGTTTGCGATCTTCCAGCTTTGAGCCTCTGCCTCGCTGGTTAGGGGCATACCCGCCTTTACTAGCTTGTTTATCGCCGCCCCAGATATTCCCCATAGTTTCGCTAGTTCTGATTGTCGCATTTCTCACAAGGGCTTTCCGCACGCTAAACATTTCTCGCCCCCTCCACCTTCTTCATCTTCTGGGCTTGTTGCCTCCATCATCTTTCCTATCTCATCCAAGCTGAACCCGGTAATATCAATATCAATCTCCCCTGCATCCAGTTCTTCTAGTATGTCTTTGAGTTGGGGCATATCAAATTCTCCACTTAACTTGTTCAAGGCAAGGTTTGCCGCCTTCTCTTGCGTCTCATCTAACCACACCGCCCACACATCGACCTCATCTTTGCCAAGAGCCTCATAGCATTTCAACCTCTGATGGCCTCCAACGATGTTCCCAGTTTTGGCATTCCAAGTTATCGGTTGAAGATTCCCAAGTTCGCTCAAAGATTTTGTGAGCCTACCCAAAGCCTCGGAAGTAATTTTTCTGGGATTGTATTTTGCTGGTGAAAGCTCGCTGATTTTCTTTGTTACTAAAGAGGGATATTTCATAGGGTCTAAAAAGTTACGCAAGATTGTTTAACAATGTTTAACACAAAAAAATACTAGGTTAATTCGTACAAAAAAGTCGCGGTCGGAACCTGTTTTGGGTGCATTTTGCGTCATAGGAGTCTCCTAACTTGTTGATACTACGCACTATTGACCCTATCTTGCGTAAGTACCCTATAATCAACGACCCTGCTTGCGTAAGTCGCACTTGTGCCTTGTGTAAAAACTTGCGTAAGTCGGATATGCCTTTTGTCATAGCTCGCCCCCTGCCTCCTTGTAAGCCTCTACTATTGGCCTTGCCTCCTCAACGAACTGGCTACGCTGGGCTGGTGTCCATTGGGTAGGAGTCTTGCGGGCGAGCCATTGGCGAGCCTTGATTATGTAGCTATGCCACGCCTGCTCTGCCTTTGGGTTCGAGGTCTCGATTGGGTCGGGTAGCAAGCCAGTCCATAGGGCTAGTTGCTTGAGACCACTCGGGCTAGGGGCTTGTAGGCTTGGCCTTGCCTTTGCCACACGCTCATACCGCCTCGCTTGCTCACCGTTTATTCCCGCTACCTCTTGGATGGTGTCGAGGTCTAGCCCCTCCACCCTTGCCGATAGGAGGATGTCGCCGGCGTCTGCCGCCAGTCCGATGGCTTCCCCCATCTGCTCGATTGCGTTTTGCTTGGCCTTGTCTAAAAGCCTCACCGTTTTTTGTAGCTCCATTCCGATCTGCTTTTCGCTCATTTTAGGATGTCCTTTTGGTTATGCGTAAGCCTCGGCCAACTCCTCGGCCTCGACCTCTGCGGGTGGTTGTATCTCACGAAATCTATGCTGTGCAAAGCCTCTCTCTGGGTAGGGCGGGACGGTTGAGCAGGGGTTCTCTAGCCCCTCCAAATACACGACCACCTCCCCTGCCTCTCCGTTCAATGCTACCCCTATGCCTATTCCCCTAACCACATACTGCCTATCCTTTATGGGTAGGGCGTTGTAAAAGGCTAGGATTTCGGGCGGGAATCTATCGTCCACGCACACTACTTTTGACCCAGTTGTCACCGTTTTTTCCCTCGCTTCTTAATGCCCTTAACCCACGCTTCCTTGTTCCATTTTGGGCATTCTTCCCGCCTCTTTTTGTGTACCCTCAAGGCTCGTTCCTTGTAGATTTGGCGTACCCTTTCGCTCCGTTGGATGCGTAAAACTAGGCCAGTCCGTTGGCTTAACTCCGTAAGGCGAGCCGAAATGGCGGCTCTGGTATATGGCTTCCCAGTTGAGGGGTTGATGTAACGCTTGGCTATGGCCGTAAGGCTGTCTGGGCTTCGGTTGCTCGCTAGGGCTAATAGTGCCTCGTCCAAGGTGTCGTCCCGCCGATGCCTCAACATCTGGCTATCCCCCTCGTGCTTGATGGTCTGCTCCACCACCTCTGCCGTGAGCTTTGCCAGTTGGTCTAGGTCGATGGCTGGGTTCATCGCCTTCATTTGGGCTAGTCGCTCCTTGACCCGATCTTCTAGGGTGTCGATATGGTCTGCCATATTTGGCGTGTAGCTTGCCAAGATGCTGTCGGCTGGGTCTTGGCCTTGGTGGTGGTTCATTGGATTTCTACAAGTGCCGTCCGTCCCACCCTTGCCAATTCCCTCTTTGCTTGCCGTTCCGTGGCATAAAAAAGGTCTACAACTGGGAGCTTGGTTTTGCCCGATGCCTTGCGTGAGATTACCGCCGTTCCAGTATCGTGAGCGTGGTAGGTCTTGCCCTCAATTAGTAGGGTAGTTCCGTAGGGGATAATTTTGGGGTCAACCGCACAAGATTTGCCAGAAACCAACCGTTTTCCAGTAGAGCTTTTCCACCCAAACTCGTCCTCGCCCAACCAGTACGCCGTGATGCGAGCCTTGATTGTTTTCTTGGCTGGTGGCTTTGGCGTTTCAATCATTATGTTGGCCGCTTGGCTTGAACATAAGAGCGTGATGGCTAGGATGATGATGGCTTTTTTCATCGTTAAGAAGTGGAGTCGCTCGCACAAATGGCGGTAGCGTCTCGATGGGGATTCGTCTCCCTTGGTTCTTTTGCCTTCTGCGTTGTCAATCGGGGTCTTGAGCTTGTCGATCTGTGCCTCGATTGCCTTGGCTTCCATCTTGTTAATCTTCACGATTTACCTCCGTCCAATGGCATCGCTTGTTTGGCCTTTTAATCTTGCCCCTGCCCTCCAAATATCGGAGGTGGTACTGGATTGCTCCGTGGGTTTTCTTTAGCACTTCCGCAATCGTGCAAGTCGGAATCTCGTTAGTAATCAAAGTGAGTACGGCATCTCGAAGCATATCGATTGTCGCTTGGTTGCGAGTCTTTGCGTAAAGCTTTTCCAGTTCTTTTCCGGGGTAGCGATCAGCAAGGATGCCGTTGGCCTTTGCCTCTGCGGTTACATAAGATTCGTTCATTGAGTTTTTAAGATAGTTTGAGTTTAGGTTGATGCAAGGGATGGTTTTGGGTTATTCTTTTTATGCTTTTCGTCTAATATCATCGGGGTGGTATTCTGCCATCTTATAGAATGATGTATTCTAGGATTGCTCGATCTCATCATAGAGATTTTAACGCTTGATGGTTGCATCATTACGGTTGTAAATGCCTTGCAATATGTTCCATAGCGTAAATACATATCAGTAATTCCACTTTTTTGACTTTGAGTAGCGGTTTGCGTTAAAGATACGAACGGTATGGTTAAAAATATACCCCCTCTACTGCCGAGTGTAGTGTAAGTATTAACATCCTCGTTCATAGCCCCTACAAATTGAAACGGCCGACTCGTTGAACACATAAATGAGTTCATACACTTTCGTTTGCTAAATCTGTATATGTCTTTGCCATTGAATAGGCCGCCTATAAAATCCCCGCCCTGCGAAAAGGCTATGCTTCTGAAGTCGCAAGACTTGTAATATGTAAGCATATTTTGCAAATACTTGTTTAGGTTTTTTATATATCCCGGCATAACTCTTTCATTTATGAAAAGCCTATAATCAAAAGAGGTGTAATCATCGTCTAGTTGCACAAAGTATTCTATACCGATCTCTTTTGCTATTTGAAAGCAAGCGTTCCTAGCGTGTGTTATTGTTCTTCGTTCATCAAAGTTGTTGCCCTCGTCTACGCTATCTGCAATTTCCTTTTTATTAAAAACCTTAACATTCTCTTTTCCGTATCGAATGATATATTTTTCAAGGGTCTTGTCCTCATTATCTACGATGAAATATATTTTACCGGTATATCCGCACTTCTTCAGCGTTGCCAATGTCTTTATGTTGTCTGGTCTGCCGTGAGTTAGTATAAAAATAGCAAAATCAGCTTCCATCTGTGTATTCTTCCATATATTGAGCCTTAATCTCTTCACATAGTTTCACATATCCGCTCTCTATGGCTTTCTTGAAATCTATAATCACAAGTGCAGACTTCTCCATAAGCCCCTGCATTGTTTCTGATGAGTGAGCGTAGTAGTCAGCTATCTTTTCGTAGTTAAATACATTGTGTCTTTTTGCGGCCTCAATCAAAAATGCTTTTTCTTCTTCTGTTACTTCTGAATCGCTAATCTCCCTAATAAGTTGCTTTGTTTTCGTGTTCTCCAATAGCTCCATAATGTGAGGCTTTTTATTTTTAGGCTCATATATCGGGGCTTCAATCTTTGATGAGTATTTGTTGTCCTCTTCAACATCGCTCCCGAACATATTGGCTTGCTTCAGTATGCTTTCACTCATACCCCGAACTCCTCAATCACTTCCCACCCCCTATCTGATCTCTTAACTATCCTTGCTCTTGCTGTATTGTACGCTTTGTCCCTTGCAAGCTCAAAACTTGCGTAGATTTTTGGCAATTCCTTCCAGCAATTCATTGAGTATTCTTGAATCTTATAGAATACCTTTTCTTTTCTTTTTGTTGGTAGGTCTTGAAGATTCATAAATAGTATTGGGCTATGCTTTTTCCGCTATTGGTTTTGATTGTTCTCTTTTGTATCTGATTCCCTGCTTTACGCAAGTCACAAATTCGGCTCGCCAATCGGAAGCACTTGAACCATTCCAACGCTTCCAGAGCCGTGAGTGTGCGACCCGATTGCAAGTGAGCTAGGATGCGAGCATTCTGGTCGTGGCCTTCCGTCTTTACTGGGTGCGTTGTCCTCATAAAAGGCAACTCAAACTGCTCTGCCTCTACAATAGCAATCATCGTGAACCTCCTTTGGCTTTCCTAACAACGAAGTTACGGCTCTTAGCAAATAAAATAGTTGTTGGGTGAACGCCCCAAGCTCTTGCAAGCTCGCTCATCGACATTCCGCTATCGAGTTGGTGCTTCCAGAGCGTCCATCGCTTCTTAACAGTCGAATACTCACGATTTCGCCTTGCCCCAGCCTTCCCATAGGTCGGAACAAGCTCTTTTGGGATGTCTAGGGGGGTAGTTACCCCTATTACGAACTTTTCAAGCCCTTTAGAGGCCAATTCCGCTCGATTTTGAGCCATTGTAGAGGTTAGTGTGGTCACCATTTGCTCAAACTCCCTTAATTTGTCCTCGCACATCTTCACTCGGTGAATTGTGGCGGCTAAAACCATATCTTGAGGGTAGTTCACGGACACCCCGCTTCTACCCAGTCGATATGGGTGTTAAAGCCAGCTAATTTATAGGTTGGTGGAGATTCGCACCCAGATTTTATTGGTTTCTTCATTGGTTGGTTGTTTCCTTTCATTGGTTGTTGGTTGCTCCGTCTCTGACAATTTCTGGCACAAGCTCTCCAATCCTTAACCGATGCCTTGCCTCCGACCTTCCATCCGTTGCTTTGGTAGTATTCAAAAGCCGACTCTGCATCCGTCTGCCTCCATCCGATCTCATTTGCAAAGGCAATCCATTCAGAGTGCGTGGGGCGTAAGCCCTCTCTCTCTATTCTAGCTTCTAGCCTCTTGCTTCTAGCTTCTAGCTTCTGCCTCGGACTTTCGGTAGGACATTTGCTGGACATTTGCTGGACATCGGCGTGACGCATTCGCATCTTCCTACTAGCGTCAGACTTACGCAACTGCTCATCCTTCACCATTCTGCGTGAAATGATTGTCTCTTTGTCGAAGCTGAACACTCCGGATGCGTGTAGCTCGTCCATCAACTCCGATGTCCTTTGCGGTGTTAGGCCACATATTCTAGCAAGTTGTTCGCTTCGGGCTGGATTGCCGCCTATAAGCAAATATCCGTGTCGATCTGACTTTGCCATCAAGCAAATCATATCAGCCCAAAGACCCCTAGCCTCAACCGAGCAAGACCGCAGAGCCTCATCGGAAAGCCAGTCAGCCACAAAGAATTTAATCCAAGGCAACTTCACTTCTTGGCCTTTTCCATATCTATCTTTTGATATTTCTTGGCTCGTTCCAATAGCTCTTTAGTGATACGATGCGAATAATCTAGGTGGCTGATGATGTCCTTGTAGTTCTCCCGCTTTGCGTGGTCGAAGTCCTTGAACAATTCCTTCAGCCTTTTCGATACGATTGCGTGGAACTCGTCCACAAGTTTCAGTCTTTTAACGCTCATTTATATTTTCTCCCCTAAATAATTTAAAACAGATTCATAACCATCTCTATTTAATGTGTATTCATAAATGCACATAGACTTTGGATTTTGAACTCTGATTTCAATGTGTCTTTTTGCATCTTCTATTGTTTCAAAGATGCCCTCTGGACATCCCTCTGGATAAGATTCGCCTTCCAAAACACAATATACTTTCATTTCTTTTTAATCCTTTCCAGAATATCTTTTCCCAAATCCCACAATACGCCGCTCACAAACAGAATGGTTAGATAGAGAGACAAACATCCCAAACCGATGACGAACAAGTCCCACAAAACTTTCCCGATAGACGAAAGGAAAGTTACCATTTGGGTGCTTTCGGCCAACTTGCCCAAAGCCGAACATCATTTTCAGAATGCCCCCAGCTTCGAGACACAAACGAGCCATCGACATAACGACCGACACAAACCTCACCGCCAATATCCATAAGCACTTTTTCATCGTTCTTGGGTTTCTCCTCTATTGTTTTCCATTGAATCATTGACCATTTGAGCTTTGGAACATCGACATCAATGCTCATCCTAGTCTCCGCAGGGCTACGACAACCTCATTGAGAATGTCTTGGATGACCTGATCTTCCGTTCCATCTGCTAGTCGTTGGACGAGTTCGGCACACCGCTCCCTTTCAAGGGTGGCGGCCTTGCTCATCGCATCATTGATTATATCTTGTAGTTGGTCAGAATGGGATTTCATCGTTGGGATTTCCTTTGGCTATTGCATCTGCTTCGGAGAGAATCTCTGCTATGATTTCGTTTCTGATGATGTCGTTCTTATAAGGCTTGCCATCTGCTCCGGGCTTGAGGTCTTGCTTGCTCAACCACTCCAAATAATCCAAGCCCTTGTTTCCGAAGGCGGCGATCTCCCGAAGGGTCGAGCCTTTGTGCTTTCCAAACTTCAACTCCATATCTCTAGGCTCACCACCATTCGTCTTGACTGCAACTCCATTCAGCTTGGCCGTGATGTCGGCTAGGTCTGCTTTACTGATTGAGTCTGACTTAACTGTATCTAGCTTAATTGGCTTGGGTGCTGGCTCGTACTTGTCCGTGTTGATGTCCTCGAACCCGCCGTGTGGAACTTCCTCGGCTGGGGTGGTTGAGAGGCTCTTATCAATCAATACTACGATATGAGCGAAGGCAGAGCGACAAGCCCTACTGATTGCTCTTGTCTGGCACATCGCTCGCTTGGCATAGGTCGGGCGGCTTGCCCACATAGGCTCATCGTCACCCAAGAACCCCTCGGCACTTGAGATTACTTGGCCGTTGTCCATTCGCTTCACCTCACCGATGCACCGATAGCCATCTTCGAGACGCTCGACATCTCTTGCAGAGGCCACGCATCCGTGAGCTACTGCGATTGCTTGCCAGCCCTCAACTCGAACATAGTCCTTCTGGCCTATGCGTTGGCAAGTTTCTTTTACGATGGCTCGACAAGCCCCAGCCACATCAGTCGCTTGGCGAATGTGGGTCGAGACTCCGTTGCCGTTGGTTACTGCTAGTTCATTCATTGGTTGTTTCTCCTATTTTTTATTGTTTATCTTGTCCGTAATCGAATATGCCAAAACCTTCGGCATTTTCTTTTGCGGTTGTGGGTAAGTTCAAACACCTAAAATCATTCCGCTGGTCGAACTCAGTATCTGGGAAAGCTCCGAACACTCTTACTACCCATTCATCCGTGGTTTCATTTGGCAGCTTTTTATTGGCTGGTTCTTCATACCAGAATGTAGGCAGTTCTTCACTCATTTTGTAATCCTTTCATTTATGGTTTTTATTATCGGGGAAAGCCACTTGGTGCTGATGTCGTGGGAGGGAACACGAAAAACCAGAATGCCCATTGAGGCGGCAAGATTGTATTTTTCCATATCATTCAAGAACCCGGTTGGCCTCGTGTGTCTGCCCCTGCTCCACACCCCGCCCTCTAGCTCAATGGCTATGCCCTCGATGTGGTAATAGTCAAATCTAAATCTTCTGCCATCAGCAAACTTGTATTCCCTTAAAAGCCCCCAACCGCCAAGACTCTTCCAAAGAATCTCAAACTTGGCCGATGGTGTGAGCTTCATTTTAGTTACGCCCCACCCAGTTCTTGCTAGGCAAAGTTAGCTCTGGCTGTTTGGGCTGGTTGCCATCGGCCACGATCTTGTCCAAGCGGTCTAGGTCGGCGGCCACGGACAAATAGAATCTCCTTCTCTCGTAGTTCTGCTGGTCGATGTGCTGGGCAATTAAATAAAGCCCTCGGACAATCACAAGCCCCACAAAAATGATGAGGCCAAAGATCACCAGCGTATCCTTTGTTTCTGCCAAGCGGGTGAGCAGTAGTTAGGGTTGGTGATGAATGGATACTTGCCATCGTCCATAGCCTTCATCACAAAGCCTTCCCAGATCACTTCACCCGCCTTGTTATTCTGGAAGTTCATCTCTTCCCAGATTGCGTTGATCTTGTGGTGGGCGAGCTGAACAAAGCGGAGGAGCTTGTTCTGTGGAACATCAAAGGTCACGGCCTCCAAGTGTTCAATCTCCTTCATCCGTTCTGCGTAAGGCTTGGGGTTGGCGGGGTCGAAGGCATCCATCACTATGATTGTTCCTTTGCCAGTCTTAGTTCGCATCCCCATAATCTCGCAATCAATGTAGGGGGCTTTGATGCCAGCATTGGCGAGACGCTCAACCATTAGGTTATGGTTGGATGCAATCTTTCCGTGGCGGTTGTATCCGATGCCAGTCTTTTGATGAAATAAACCTCGCCAGCCATTAGCCTTGCCTTCGATAGCTGTATATTTTTTGAACTCAATGTGGGATGCTGGAACTGCGGAGGCTTGTGGCCTTGCTGGGAGTGGGAAGGATGTCATTGTTTTTTTGTAGGGATTTCGCTGGGTTATGGCAAGACTTATTTTAGGAGTTGCTCAACTATGAAAAGGGTTGAGCCAGCACCTACGATTAGTCCGACTATGTATGCGATTAGGATTTTGTTCATACGACAACCCTAACACACTCCCCCAAGTTGTCTAGTCTTTTCTTATCTTATCTTAACGATTGTTTATAAGTACCTATAAATACGCTACTTACGAGGTGGCTTTGTGGGTATAATCTTAAACATTTTTAGCTTTCGTAGCAACTTATCTCCATCCTTTGAGGTGATGACGGACATCTGCCGAATCATCTCCACCTTCTTTTGTCTATAAAGCGTGTCGAGGTGGCGAGTCGCTGTGTTCATTTTCATTCCCCACTCTTTTGCAATCTCTTCTCTCGTATAAAATCCCTCTGGTCGTGGCGGTGCTACCTTCGTTCTGATTGCTGTTTCTAAAAGTAGTTGCCAAGGATTTTTAGGTTTCATATCAAAACGATTTTATGTTTGTGGGTAGATGAAACTTGTTGCCTCTCTGCCTAGCTTGGAAAACATCGTGGGTCTTGTCGGGGTAGATCATGCCGAAAGCCCAGCCGTGTTGCCATCGTAGCCTTCGCAACTGGCCTCGGTTATATTCTGGCGTTTTGTTGCAGAGGCATCCGATATTAAACCCGGTGCGAGGGTCAATGGAGACGCTACGGAAGTAATCAATAGCGTGGGTATGCCCGAAGATAACATCTCCGTAAGCGTCTGCGTGTTGCTTCCCGCTGTGCATAGCGTGGCCGTAGCCGTGAACGAAGGAGAGATTGCCACACTTGTAAATGCCGCCGACTGAATCATAGGGGAACATCCTCGCCTTCGTCTCCTTCATTATGAGTTCGATATTCTCAATCCCATCGTTGGCGTAATCACGAGCCACGCCACTTCGACTATTCCTAGCCATATCATAGATGCGTTCATCGTGGTTTCCCCGCAAAAAGATTCTCTCATCCCCGAACTTAAAGAACTCTCGAATAAAATCTTCCCCTGCATCCCAATCTTTCTGAAGGCTCGACGCTTGCTCCTCATCCCCTGCCCCTTTTCTTATCGCCCTAAAATCCCAGAGATCACCAATGCAAACCACCAAGTCGGGCTGATATTCTTTCGTAAAGGCGAGTAGAGCCTTTACCGAAGGGGCATCTTGTTCATCGCCGTGAATGTCTCCACAAGCAACGAACTTAATTGGCTTCATAAGGGGGGTTTAGATTGACCAGTCAATGTTGTGTAAATAAGGTGACAACACTCTCTTGCTCTGGGGTTTGTCAATGTCTCGTCTGTGCATCCGTCCCTAGCCAATTCCATAACAATGTGCATTTGGGAGCGAAGCGTGAGCAGATAGGTTAGCTGGTCTGTTGCTTCTTCGATTGCGTTCTCAACAAGTTTTACCGCCGGCATCTCCCAAAGTTTTGTCCCAAAGTTTTCCTCAACCCCACGCTTGTATTTTTTCTCCATCGACTCAACCGCCGCAACTTGCAAAGTCGTTAAATGAAGTTCGTGCTTTTTAGTAAAATGCTTTTGGGTTTTCTCCACGCCTTGCTCTAATGTCATCCATTAACGACTAGACCACGGACGCTTGCTTACTAGAGAAACTTTTTGATTATTCACTTCTTGTTTTTGTGGGGCAATTAACTCTCTCCACCCAGAAATTGTTGCGTCCTCTAAATGGGGTTGCTCCCAATCGAGATGCCGTAGCTGGTGTTTCTGTGCGATCTTTTGGCAAATCGAATAGGTCTGGTCATCGTCCCAAGAGGCCAATAGATTGCCAGTTGGGGTGCGGGATAGGGGAACATAGTCTATTGCGTGTGCCCCCTTGCCTTGGTCAATGTGGAGCGATTGTGGTGGTATCCCGCGAGCGTTTGTGACCTTTCTCCCTGCCTTGGTGCGTCCTTGGGCATATAGTTCCTCTTGCTCTTGGGGGGTACGCACCGAGCAGTAGATTAAAACTGGAATCTTTTTGGACATTAACTCCGAGTACCAAGCCGCCACCCTCTTGCCGAAACTAGGCTCACACTTTTCGATGTGGCCTCTTGACCTTTCTACCGCCTCCCGAATCGTCATTGCTGGTCAAGCCTCGACTTGCATCGTTCTGTTTCTTCCATTGATCGAGATAACGCCTTGAGCGTTTGTGCATACAACTCTCGGTATTCTTGTGG